TTACTTGTCGTCGGTCATCTCCATGATATCGGAAATGTCACATTCTAACGCTCGACATATTTTTTCGAGGATCTCTGTATTTACGTTCTCGTTCTTTCCTAATTTTGTAACTGATGCAGAGCTAATGCCTGCCAAAGACGGTAGGTCTTTCTTTTTAAGGTCACGGTCAATAAGAAGTTTCCATAGCCGCTTATAACTTATTGCCATTTGATTACCTCACCTTCAGGTTTCTTAGAATCTAAAATGTAAAAGTCTGTTAATTGATTATATATCAATCACCAAACTACCGCAATCGAAAATGATGAGAAGTCACGAATTCTAGTTGATATCTCCACAATTACTTTTTGCGCCCCTTGCGCATACAAGATGATGCAAGAGGTACAAGCACGGGGTAAGCATGGGTACCGCGAGAATCGACTTGACAAATTTCCCAGCGCGTTATAAAATACGCACATAAGCGAATTTGCTAATTCGCTGCGCGGCGTTAATACCGCATGCAGAAAGGAGAACGCTATGGCTGGAGAATTTGGCGCATACATCGACAACAAGAGAAAAGGTCGTGGTATCGGTGGCGAAGACATAAAATTGAAAGATATTGCCGATGCAATGGGCATGACGGCGTCCTACCTCTCGGATATCGTCAAGGGCAGGCGAAAACCGCCAGAGATGCATATTCTCGAGAAAATCGCAGTCGTCTTACAGCTTACACCCGATGAAAAAGAGGAAATGTTTGATCTTGCGGGGCGTGAAAGGGATACAGCAGCGCCTGATTTGCCCGAATATTTGATGTCCACACAATTGCCCCATGTCCGAAAGGCTCTACGCCGTGCTAATGAGAAAAATCTTGGCGACGACTTTTGGAAAAAGGTGCTTGACGATATCAATAAGGAAGATAAATAACAGGGAGGGATTAAATGTCTGTATTGCTTTCATCAAATGCTCCTCATATCTGTCGGGAAGAATTTGATAAAGAAGCTTTGAAGTTTCTGGCGAAGTATCATCCAGAAGCCTTGAAACGCCCTATGGCGGTGCCAATCCTGTATATTGCCCGCCACCGTATGGGTTTGCGTGTTGTCGAAAAACGGCTAAGCGAGGATTTTAGTGTTCTGGGTCAAATGTGTTTTACAAGTGGCCTGACCGAGATTTACGACAAGGAAGATAATTCATACAAAATGGTAAAAGCGCGGTACGGCACGATGATTATCGATCCTGACACCATTGCCAAGCGCAATGAGGGATGCAAGAATAACACAATCGCTCACGAAGCTTTCCATTGGCACAAACACCGAGACTATCATATCGCCATTTCTGTAGTCGATCCTCAAAAGGCGGCGAGAATCCATTGTGGGTTTGAAGCATATGATGAATCCGGCAAAACGAATTGGTCAGACGAGGACTGGATGGAGTGGCAGGCAAGGGGTATCGCTCCGCGCATTCTTATGCCACCTGAACAATTTGATGAAATGGCGAATCAATTTATTGAGGAGCATTCGAATAAAGCGGGTATACGTGGCAGTTGGTATCAGCATCGAGCTGTCGTTAAAAGCTTAGCGGACTTTTTTCAGGTGTCCAAGCAGTCTGTAGAAATTCGTCTCATCGAGCGAGGCTATTAATTGTGTGAATAGCTACAACGAATTCTCTATTTTTTAACAAAAAACTTCGCTATTCAGCTTTTCCGCTGTGTTGCGTTGGAGGGGACAAATTTGCAAGAAACGGTCAAATGCCCTAACTGTAACAAACGAATTTTTGACCTTGAATGGCAGGGATGCATATCAATACGCATTAAATGTATTCACTGTCGTAATGTCGTGTCTATCGAGCGAAATTCAAACTTTACACCGGAAAAGAATCCTGTTAAAACCCATACCGAGCAACGGCACCGAATGTGAGTGACCAAATAGCCGGATGTGTTACGAGTTAATCGTGATGCATCCGGCTGTTTTTTTTAGAAAGGTTGATGTTTATGACGAAAGAACTCCGAACATCGAAGGGTAAACTTTACGGCACATTGGATGTCTGCACCTACACACTTACAATTATTGACGGCAAGAACGTCCGACAAGTCCCTCTTCCAAAAGAAGGCTGTACATTGAGATTTCAGGCAGGAGACAGCCAAGCTGAAACAATCGTGATTCCGTCACAGGATAGCTTACAGATTTAAAAACTTCACATCGAAATCCGCCAGATTGCTTTGACGACAGTGCAGAATGACCCGTAAGGGTATTCCCTCCTGTCGTCTTTCCTTTTTGCGGATACGAGGTTCTGGCGGATTTCAAAAATCTGAAATTCAAAGGAGCCTTTATTATGCCAAACAAAGAAAATCTAAATCAATCCATCGAACCCACAATCTACCACAAAGACCTGCACAAATGGATTCATGTTAGCAAAAGCAACTACGACAACTGCTACTGTGACATCAACGTTTATCGCCGCAGACAGCAAGAACACGAACGAAATGAACTTTTCTCACATGAGGAAGGGAACACTTTTAATGTTAAATATCGACGTTCATTCACCAATCAGCACTTCATCGAAATCGAAGGTCAAAAAATTCCAGTCACTGAAGAAGTTTACCAAGCCTACATGAGACCGAACTGGTCAGAACACAAAAGAAATGAACGCGCAAAGCGCTGCCGAGATGAAAATGGCAACCGCTGCACCAAAGACTGTAGTAACTGCATTAAGCAGCGATCTGGAACACCCTACTCACTCGATAGTTTCCAAGAGGATTTTGGATTCGAGCCAGCTGACAAAATTGATGTCGAAGAACTGGTTGCAGACAAACTCCTCCTCGATGAGCTGTTTGATATTTTAAACGAGCTTGACCCAAATAGCCGCAGAATTATTGAACTCTTTAGCATCGGCCTCCCAGAACGTGAAATCGCAGCTAAAACCGGACTATCCCAGAAAGCAGTCAACAAGCGAAAACAAAAGCTATTCACCTATCTCAGGGAAAAACTAAAAAATTTCAAATAATACGGTACTCAAAAACACCAAAACTGTCCTGTGTATAGTGAGGGATTAAAACACCGCCCTCTGAATGGAGGTGCAATATGCAAACAGCGAACATCCAAACTCACGATCCACATACTGATGAGGACCTCGCAGACGTCCTTACAGCAATCAGTGTCGTCGCCAAACGCCTGGCGCAGAAGCTAAATGTCCTATCGCAAGAAGCTCAGGAAGAAACGAAAGGAGAAGACCAAAGTGAGCAAGATGAGTGAAATATCCCAAGCTGTAGATGAACTAAGACGCTGCGGCGAACTGCTGATTGGAATATCAGAATCCTTGACCGAACTACTCAGTAGCAGCGAGCCCAAAGTTAGTACAAATGAGTCACATTTTCCTGTTCCAGAAAAAGTGATCACTCTTGAAGAAATCAGGTCTGTTCTTTCTGAGAAGTCTCGCGATGGTCATACCGCCGAGGTGAGATCGCTTCTCTTAAAACATGGCGCAGAAAAGCTTTCAGAAATCAGCCCATCTAAGTACCCTGCACTTCTCGCTGAAGCCGTGGTGCTTGGCAATGGCTAAACATGCACTACTTTCGGCATCCTCATCTCACAGGTGGCTTCACTGCCCGCCCTCGGCAAGGCTAAGTGAGTGCTATGAGGACAAAGATAGTAATTACGCCGCAGAAGGCTCAGAGGCTCATTTACTCTCTGAGCACAAACTTAAGTCCGCACTAGGCATTATGTCCGAAGACCCCACCCCTACCCTCACCTACTACACAGAAGAAATGGAAGAATGCGCTGGAGGCTATGCCACCTATATCCTGGAGCTTTTTGAAACAGCAAAGCAAACCTGCGCTGATCCAGTTGTCTTAATCGAACAGCGGCTTGACTACTCAAAATATGTTGAAGGTGGCTTTGGCACTGGCGACTGCATCATCATCTCTGATGGCACCCTTCATATCATTGACTTTAAGTACGGTCAGGGCGTTCAGGTTGAAGCAAATGATAATCCACAAATGAAGCTGTACGCTCTTGGTGCCCTTGAAGTCTTTGACGGTATCTACGACATCGACACGGTAACCATGGTTATCTTTCAGCCCCGGAGGGACAACGTTTCTACCCACACGGTATTCAAGGAATCCCTATACCAGTGGGCAGAAGAAATCCTAAAGCCCACTGCTGAACTTGCATTCTCAGGCGATGGAGATTTCAGCTGTGGTGAGTGGTGCCGGTTTTGTAAAGTGAAGTATGACTGCCGCGAAAGAGCTGAGGTTAACTTAGACCTTGCGAGGTTCGACTTCAAACTACCACCACTGCTTACAGATGATGAGATCGAGGAGATCTTAGAAAAAATTGATAACCTGATCTCTTGGGCATCTGACATTAAAGATTATGCCCTCCACTCTGCGCTTAGCGGCAAACAGTGGCACGGTTGGAAGCTCGTCGCCGGCCGCTCTACTCGAAAATACAAAGATGAATCGTCCGTAGCTGAAACTGTAAAAGCTGCAGGATTTGATCCCTATGAGCATAAGGTTCTTGGCATCACTGCTATGTCAACACTCCTCGGCAAGAAGCGATTTGAAGACCTTCTCAGTGGCTTCATCGAAAAACCTGAAGGTAAACCCACACTTGTACCCGAGACTGACAAACGTCCAGCATTCCACACTGCACAAAACGACTTTATTGAAAATTAGGAGGAAAATCAAATGTCAAACAAACAATTAAGCAATCCTTTAAAGGTTATCACAGGTCCAAATACCCGCTGGTCTTACGCCAATATTTGGGAACCAAAAGCTATTAATGGCAGTACTCCGAAGTACAGTGTCAGCCTCATCATCCCAAAATCAGATACTGCCACTATATCTAAGATCAAAGCAGCCATTGAAGCAGCCTACCATGAGGGCGAAGCTAAGCTAAAAGGCAGCGGCAAGTCTGTACCTCCCCTTTCAACCATCAAAACGCCTCTTCGCGATGGCGATGTCGAACGTCCAGATGATACCGCATATGCTAATGCTTACTTCATTAACGCCAATTCAGCCACGGCACCTGGTATCGTCGATAACGATCGTAATCCAATCTTAAATCGATCTGAGGTGTACAGCGGAGTTTACGGTCGCGCCAGCGTTAACTTTTATGCCTTCAACAGCAACGGAAACAAAGGGATTGCAGTTTCGCTCAATAACCTCCAGAAGATCCGAGACGGAGAACCTCTTGGTGGCAAGTCCAGCGCTGAGGATGATTTTGACACTGAAGATGAAGTAGACTTCCTCGCTTAAAATTCAATCTTGCGGGGTGGTGGAGCAGTCTGCCACCCCGACATGATTTTCGAAAGGACGATCAAACCTTCATGAAGCACATACATCTAGATTTAGAAACCTATAGCAGCCTTAACCTAGCGAAGTCAGGAGTTTTCAGATATGTAGAATCTCCAGATTTTGAAATTCTTCTATTAGGATTCACCATTGATGGCGGTCCGGTAGAAGTTATCGATCTTGCGAGTGGTGAGAAAATTCCAGAGGAGATACTCTCTACAATTACAGATGACTTGGTTATAAAATTCGCCCACAACAGCGCATTCGAGCGCATCTGCTTATCCCGGTACCTTGGATATCCTACTGGGAAATATCTAAAGCCCGCTTCTTGGCGCTGCACCATGATCTGGTCTGCCTATATGGGACTACCCTTATCCCTTGAAGGCGTTGGTGCTGTTCTCGGCCTTGATAAGCAAAAGTTAAAAGAAGGAAAAGAATTAATCCGGTATTTCTGCATGCCTTGTAACGCAACTGCTTCAAATGGCGGTCGAACACGCAATCTCCCCACTCATGCCCCTGAGAAATGGTCAGCATTTAAGGCTTATAACGTCCGTGACGTCGAAGTCGAAATGGCTATCCATGAAAAGCTATCTAAATTTCCATTACCTGAAAATGTGTGGGATGAGTATCACCTTGACCAGGAAATCAACGACCGTGGTGTAGCTCTGGATATGGAACTGGTGCATCAAGCAATCAAAATGGATGGTCAGTCACGTGCAGAACTGATACGCATGATGCGAGAAATCACTGACCTACAGAATCCCAACTCAGTTGCCCAAATGAAAGAATGGCTGTCGGACCAAGGTCTTGAAACAGATACACTTGGCAAAAAAGCAGTTGAAGAACTCTTAAAGACAGCTCCTGAACCACTCGGAAAAGTGCTATCACTTAGGCAGTCGCTTGCGAAATCATCCATAAAAAAATATGCCGCGATGGATAGTGCCGTCTGCTCAGATGGCCGCGCACGTGGAATGGCACAATATTATGGTGCAAATCGAACCGGTCGATGGGCAGGGCGTCTTATACAAATTCAAAATCTACCGCAGAACCATTTAGAAGACTTGGAACAGGCACGCAGCCTTGTCAGAAACAGCAACTTTGAAGCGATTGTAATGCTGTATGACTCCATACCAGAAGTTCTCTCTGAACTCATCAGAACTGCCTTTATTCCAAAGCCTGGATATAAGTTCGTCGTGGCGGACTTCTCAGCAATCGAAGCAAGGGTCATCGCCTGGCTTGCTGGTGAAAAGTGGCGCCTGGATGTCTTTACCTCTGGTGGTGATATCTACTGTGCGTCAGCCTCACAGATGTTCCGTGTTCCTGTCGAAAAGAACGGAACAAATGCTCATCTTCGTCAGAAAGGCAAGATAGCCGAGCTTGGACTTGGTTACGGAGGCTCAGTTGGCGCGCTGAAGGCCATGGGCGCCCTCGAGATGGGACTAACTGAAGATGAGCTCCAGCCCCTCGTCACTGCCTGGCGTGCATCCAATCCCAATATCGTTAGGCTCTGGTGGGACGTTGACCGCGCGGTGAAAAAGTCCGTCAAGGAACGCACCACCACAGAGACACATGGCATTCGCTTTTCATGTCAAAGTGGGATGCTTTTTATCAGTCTCCCCTCAGGACGAAGACTCTCATATGTCAAACCACGAATCGGCACAAATCAGTTTGGCTCAGAATGTGTCACCTACGAAGGTGTTGGTGCTACGAAGAAGTGGGAACGCATCGAAAGCTATGGTCCAAAGTTTGTCGAAAATATCGTCCAGGCGATAAGTCGAGACATCCTCTGCTTCGCCATGAAGAACCTCCAAAATTATCCGATTGTCATGCATGTTCATGATGAAATCGTTATTGAAGCTGAACCAGAGGTGTCAGTCAAAACCATCTGCGAAATAATGGGTCAAACCCCACCCTGGGCAAATGGCCTATTACTAAGGGCTGACGGGTTTGAATGCAACTTTTATCAAAAAGATTGACGGTTTTGGTACTCAGAATGCCACAAAATGTCCTGTGTATATTAGAGGGGAGCGTTGCCCCCAGAGATTGGAGGATTAACATGGATAAATTTAATCACGAACACTACTTCGACCCAACTGCATATGAAGCACTTACTTCTGTAGAAAACGAAGAACTCACGACACAAACCTATCGGTCACTTGTCTACATCGCCTCACCGTTTGCTGGGGACATTCATCGAAATATTGAGAGGGCCCAGGGCTACTCAAGGTTCGCCATCAGTAAAGGCTTTATCCCCCTTACCCCGCACCTACTCTACCCACAGTTTATGGATGACGATGACAAAGATCAGCGTGAACTTGGACTCAGATTCGCTCTGACATTACTAACAAAATGCGAGGAGCTGTGGGTGTTCGGTGAACGCATCACAGATGGTATGTCACGAGAGATCGCAAAAGCAAAACGAAGAGGTCTACCCATTCGATATTTTACCAGCCGATGTGAGGAGGTCACTAAATGAGAGAGCTTATCCAAATCAATTATGAAAGCGATAAACCAACCGTCAGTGGGCGAGCCCTCCACGAAGCTCTGGAGGTCGCAACACCTTATAAAGACTGGTTCCCTCGTATGTGTGAGTATGGTTTTAAGGAAGGTAAGGACTTTTGCTCAAATTTGCGCGAAAGTACCGGAGGCCGGCCCAGCATCGACCACGCCATCTCAATCGCAATGGCAAAAGAACTCTGTATGCTTCAGCGAAGCGATATGGGAAGAAAATATCGTCAGTATTTCATAGCAGCTGAAGAGGCATGGAACTGTCCTGAAAAGGTCGTTGAACGCGCTTTACAGATCGCTCATCAGCGCGCTATTGAGGCTGAAAGTCGGATTCTCTCCCTCACTGTAGAAAATGAAACACTTGAAATCGCACTGAACACTTCCCTACAGTTTTACACAGTGGCGAAGTACAACAAAGTATTCGGCAGAAACTGGAGCCTTTCTAAGTGCCAGGCTATTGGCAAACAACTCTCGGCTTACTGCCGCGCTCGATCCATCGAGATCAGACAGTGCGAAACCAATGATGAACGCTTCGGAACAGTCAACAGCTATCCACTTACCGCATGGGAAGATTTCCTGGAGGTGTTACCATGCGTGATTTAAAGATCTCTTATGGTAACAGTCGTATGGACAAGAAATGGAAGAATAATGAGATCTCTTGGCAGGACTTCTGTAACAGAGTGAGCACCACCATTCGAACCACAGAGACCACTGAAGAGTACCTAAAATCTAAAAAGGGGCAGCAAGATGCCATCAAGGACGTGGGTGGATATGTCGCTGGTCACCTTAGGGAAGGCAGACGAAAGAAAGGGTTCGTCCTCTCCCGGTCCATGATTGTGCTGGACATGGACTATGCCTCTCCTGGTATCTGGGATGAAATCATCATGCTCCACGATTTCACCTGCTGCGCCTATTCCACTCATAAGCATACACCCAAGCATCCAAGGGTCCGGCTAGCCATCCCACTTCTTCGCGATATTACTGAAGCAGAATATCCAGCTGTCGCACGCATGGTGGCAAAAGACATCGGCATCGACCTCTTCGACGATACGACCTACGAACCGCATAGACTCATGTACTGGCCATCGACATCAAGAAATGGGGAGTTTTTCTTTAAAGAGCGTGAAGGAAAACTTCTGGACCCCGATGCTTATCTGTCAAAGTACGATGACTGGCAAGATGAATCCACCTGGCCAAGGTCGAGTCGTCAGTCTGAGGTCATTCATAGCGCAGCAGTCAAGGCGGGTGACCCTCTTTCAAAGCCAGGTATCATCGGTGCATTTAACCGGACCTACAGTGTAGAAGAAGCCATTGAAACCTTTTTGTCAGACATTTACGAACCTTCAGCGATGAATGGTAGATATAGCTACATCCCTGCCGACAGCAGTGCCGGTGTAGTCACCTATGACAGTAAGTTCGTCTATAGCCATCATGCCACGGATCCCGCCTGCGGAAAGCTACTGAGCGCCTTTGACCTTGTGAGGTTACACCACTTTAGAAACCTTGATGATAAGCTCCCAGAGGACACGCCTGTTTCCAAACTTCCATCCTATATCGAAATGTCTAAATTCGCAGCTAAGGATGAGAATGTCAAACTGCTACTCGTACAGGAGCGTCAGTCACGAGCCGCAAGTGACTTTATTGATGATGACTGGCAAAAGAGACTTGAATATGAGCCCCGCTCCACCGTTCTTAAAAATAACCTCCACAACATCACACTGATCCTACAACACGATCCCAACCTGAAATCCATCGTATTCAATCAGCAGCTAGATGGTATGGAGATTAAAGGCCATGTCCCTTGGAACCACCCTTCAAAATACTGGCGTGATGCCGATGATGCTCAGCTTATCAGCTATGTAGACTCAAATTACGGAACCTTCTCTCAGCGCAACTATCAAACCGCTGTGGCGAAGGTTGCAGATGACCGGTCCTACCACCCTATCCGAGAATTTCTCGACTCTTTACCTGCATGGGATGGCATTCCAAGAGTGGATACGCTTTTAATCGATTACCTTGGTGCAGATGATAATGAATATGTTAGAGCTGTTACCAGAAAAACACTATGCGCAGCCATTTGTCGTGTGCGGACCCCAGGATGTAAGTTTGACTCCATGCTCGTTCTGAATGGTCCACAAGGCGTTGGCAAAAGTACACTCATTTCTAGGCTTGCAGGCGAGTGGTTCTCTGACAGTCTTAATCTCAGCGATACCAAAGATAAAACCGCTGCAGAAAAACTTCAGGGATACTGGATCATAGAGATCGGCGAACTGGCAGGTCTGAGAAAAGCTGAGGTTGAGACACTAAGATCATTTCTTTCAAGGCAAAATGACATCTACCGCGCGGCATTTGGAAAGCGTGCAACACCTCATCTAAGGCAGTGCATCTTCTTCGGTACGACCAATGCAGAGTCAGGATACCTTCGTGACACCACAGGCAATCGTCGTTTTTGGCCGGTGAAGACACCAGGCAGTGGGAGTAAACGCTCCTGGAAGCTATCGGATAACGAGGTCATGCAAATCTGGGCAGAAGCCTTAATCTATGTAAATGCAAGCGAGCCGCTGTTTTTAGAATCGACTATGGAGCAGCAGGCCAAGGCTGAGCAGCGAGAAGCTCTGGAATCAGATGAGCGTGAGGGTCTTGTCAGGGAGTATCTCGATACACGATTACCTGATGACTGGGAAGCTCTTGACCTCTTTGATCGTCGAAACTTTCTTAACGGCACAGAGTTAGGTGGCATCGGACGACGCGGCACTAAAAGGCGACTGAGTGTATGCAATATGGAAATCTGGTGTGAGTGTTTTGGAAAAGATCGTTCAAATCTAAAACGCCAAGATTCCAACGAGCTCACCGCGATCCTCATCAAGCTTGGCTGGGAGCGAGTGGCAAAAAAAGAAAGAAGACCTCTTTACGGTCCGCAGTATATCTTCATGCCAAAAGGCCGCGCGTGGTGACGTTTAGGAACAACCTGTTCTTAGCATTTTGTTCTTAAAAGTTGTCCGAAGAATTAAGGAACATTTACAGGTACAACCCATAAATATTGCTATTTGGCCATCCATAGCTAGTTGTACCTGTAATCCTAATATTTATATTAAATGTAATAGTAGTAAATAGTAGCTAATAGCACACGCCACACGCATATCGCGCGTATAAGGGGTTTTCGGGAATTGGGAACTATAAGATCAGGAAGTACATGGATTGAAAAACGATGAAATTTATTCTTCATATTTAGCCAGGTGTCATTAGTCACATAAAAAGATGGAATGCACCACTGGTAATATTTGATTGATAAAGGTACTACAGGATGGATTGTTCCAAAGCGTGAAGTCCTTATTCTATGCTGCTTGGAGAAGAGTCCAGCTACAAGTGAACAAGAATCTCCATTATATTCAAAATGGCAAATACACATTAAGGGATATAGCTATCCTGTATCACGCGTAAGGAATATAAGGAAATTGGTGTTCACTTGTGGCACTTGATCCAGAGAGATGAAATGGTGGGAAGTTAAATGCGTGAAAAAACACTGGAATGTAAACTCATTAAAGCGGTTAAGAGCGTGGGAGGCATCTGTCCAAAGTTTGTAAGCCCTGGTCTTGATGGTATGCCCGACCGAATCGTACTTCTACCGGGTGGCCATATGGCTTTCGTGGAGGTAAAAGCTCTTGGTGAAAAGCCAAGGCCACTTCAACTGGCAAGGCACAAATTACTTCGCGGGCTTGGTTTTAAGGTTTATGTTCTTGATGACGAGCAGCAGATTGGGGGTCTTATTGATGAAATATGAACCCCATTATTACCAGGAATTTGCCATGAACTTCATAAAGAGGAATTCTGTAAGCGCAATACTTCTTTCGATGGGTCTTGGCAAAACTGTAATTACTCTGACAGCACTGAATGACTTGCTTTTTGACAGCTTTGAAATCCATAAAATATTGATTATTGGACCCCTCAGAGTAGCTCGGGATACATGGCCTGCTGAAGTAGATAAGTGGGATCATCTCAAGAACCTCATCTACTCCGTGGCTGTCGGTACCGAAGCAGAACGTCGTGCGGCACTTATCAAGCCGGCTGACATATACATCATCAATCGCGAGAACGTCCAGTGGCTCATTGAGGAAAGCAAGCTGCCCTTCAATTTTGACACTGTTGTGGTAGACGAATTGTCCTCCTTCAAGAACCACCAAGCAAAGCGTTTTCGGGCTCTGATGAAGGTGCGGCCAAAAGTCAAGCGCATCATCGGACTCACGGGTACCCCTTGCGCTAATAACCTCATCGATCTTTTTGCACAGTTCCGCTTGCTAGATATGGGACAGCGCCTTGGCAGATTTATCGGTAGTTACCGGACAACGTACTTTGAACCTGATAAACGAAATGCCCAGGTGGTGTTTTCTTATAAACCAAAACCTGGTGCAGAAGAGGCCATCTATAGACAGATCTCAGACATCACCATTTCCATGAAAGGTACTGATCATTTGAAACTACCGGAACTCGTGATGAATGAAATCCCCATAAGGATGTCAGATGAAGAGGCGCTACATTACAAAGCTATGAAGAATGATATGATCCTATCCCTTCATGGTAAAGAGATAGACGCGGTTAATGCCGCTGCCCTTTCAGGCAAACTTCTGCAAATGGCAAATGGTGCGGTATACGACGAAAACCACGATGCCATACATCTACATGACCAAAAGCTTGATGCTCTTGAGGATCTGATCGAAGCGGCGAATGGCAAACCTGTTCTGATTGCTTATTGGTATAAGCATGACCTTAGTCGAATACTATCGAGGTTTCCTGCTGAGCGTCTCGACTCAAGCGACAGTATCCGCAGGTGGAACTTAGGCGAGATCCCACTGGCTGTGATTCATCCAGCATCTGCAGGACATGGCCTCAACCTTCAGGCTGGTGGCTCCACTCTCGTCTGGTTTTCACTCACCTGGAGTCTTGAGCTTTACCAACAAACCAATGCCAGACTTTGGAGACAAGGCCAAAAGGAAACCGTAGTGATTCACCACATTATCTCTAAGGACACAATTGACGAGCAGGTCATTAGAGCATTAAAGCTTAAGGATAAGACCCAGATTGCGCTGATTGATGCAGTCAAGGCTTGTATCGGAGGTGGTACTAATTGACTAAGAAAGAACTCTCGCAGCTTTACTACCTCAACCGTGAAATTGAAGAAATTCAGAGACGTATCGCCGAACTTGAGGCCTTAGCAACGGGATGTACAGTCAGGATTACAGGTTTACCTAAAACCCAAGGTTTAAGTGATAGAATTGCTGAATATGTCGCAGAAATTGTAGATCTCAAATGCCTTCTCGACCTTGACTTAAAAAAATGCTTTTATGAACTTAACCGGCTAAACCGCTACATCAACAGTATTGAAGACAGTCAAATGCGATTGATTTTATCACTTAGATATATCAATGGCCTACCATGGGAGCAGGTTGCAGCTAGTATAAGTTATTCACTCTCCGGTGAATCAGTTCGTAAGGCACATGACCGATTTTTAAGAAAAAAGTAAAATTTGTCCGTTTTGTCCGGTCATAATATGGTAATGTATAAAATAGAGAAAATATCATCTGTCAATACGATTTTGATTTAGAGTGAAAGAAAGGGGGAAAATTGAGGTTTTGAAAACATTTCCAGATTTTTTCCCAGAAAATTGTCCACCTTCCGACGCAATTGAAAAAAATATAAATGTCTTTAGATATATTGAAAATAAGCCACCATCAGATGATGACTTTAAGTCATATTATGAGTTAAACCCCGTAAAACATGAAGGAAGAGTTGAGGCATACGGATTGTCAGTTGTATCGAACTTAGAAAGTGCAAAGAACAGCTTAAATTTAAATCCAGGTTTAAGAAGAAAGTATAAGTTTATTGCTAAAGGAACTGTGACTCCAGATTCTGGGGTTATTAAGAATACACCTTCTCAAAAACAAAAATACCACATGACGTGGTGGCTTTATCAAGGTGTAAAACCAGCATCGAACTTCACCGTTTGTGATTTTTAACAATGTCCAACTTGTATGTAAGGGGGTGAAACCATGTTGAATTCTTTTCTTCAAGTAGATCTTTTGGGTAAACTTTATATCGAAGATATTTTCCTCTTTTATGAGGAACCATTATTGTTTAGTTGTAAGAACTTACTAGGGCACGTTTTTTTAGCCAATTGCATTGATCTTGAAGAGGATAATAAAACATGGTTATTGCTGCCTATTACTCCGTATAAGTTACTTCAATTAAAAAAAGGAACAGTAAGTGTCTATGATGCTTTTAAAAACCCCGAGGAGTATCAACTCTGGAGAGTAACATTAGACCCTGAGCATTCTTATGGTGTAGCAACGTTTATGAACCACAACGAATTGACCCCTGAAGATTTACCAACAGAAGATGCTTATATTGAAATCGAAGATATACCGGAAAATGTTAGTATATATGAAAACTTTCGTCATGATTTAGCTAAAAAGGAAAATAGAGTTTTATTGGACATATCTTTAGAGATTAATCAAGGCCATTCTACTGAGATTTCTCCTGAAATATTATCAAAATCAGTTATGGAAATTCAAAACACGATCTATTCAATTGCCCATAAATCGGGGTCAATTAATTCGAATTTTCCTAAAACGATCATTGAAGATAATCAGTTATCGATTACCGGTACTTATGCAGCATCGTTTGGAATTCGTTTTATGTCTAAACAATTATGCAACATATTCGGCGATGTCCAGGTGGCAAAAAACATTGAAACTTTTCTAAGATTGTTAGAATCAAAAAGTGACGCTGTGAAAATTAGAGAAATTTTAGATGATCTTAATCCGAAAGTAGGCTTACACTACAAAAAAATACTCACAGTACTAATCAAGAATAATGCAAATTTGAAAACCTATTATGCGACGCCAATGAAATCAACTAAGGATGTCTTTTTAACCGTTGATGAAATAAAAGATAGTTTAGATACTTTAGAATCTGAAATTTCCAATAAATCTAGCATACTGTCATATCGAGGTAGGCTTGTAGGAGTAAACGTAGATAGTAAAGCGTTTTCATTTATTCCAGATGACGAGAAAAAAATTGAAGGTAAGCTATCTATTGATGTTAATGTAGAAAAATTCACAGTACCATTAGACGTTAATGTTGAGATAGAGGAAAAACTTGTAATTAATCAATTAACCAGGAAAGAACAAGTAGAATATACCTTGATGAGTGTAAGTGAATAATTTAAGTTGAACCCGAGCAATAAATATAAAACTTAATTGTCCGTTTTGTCCGGTCGAAGTGTGATATCGTTATATTATGAAAGATTAAATCATTTTCTAAGCCTTTGCAGGGTAAACCTGTGAGGGCTTTTTCTATGCCCAAAATGAGGTGACCCACGATGCCCTATAGACCAAAACGACCCTGTTCTCACCCAGGATGTCCAAAGCTGACAAACGGAAGGTTCTGCGAGGAACATGCTAAACAGGAAGAAAAACGCTACGAGAAGTACGACCGAGATCCTACCATGAAGAAACGATACGGTAGGTCTTGGAAACGGATCCGTGACCTTTACATCGCGGCCCATCCTCTCTGTGAACAGTGTCATAAGCTTGGACAATTCACACCAGCTACAGAGGTGCATCACATTAAGCCGCTGTCTCAAGGTGGCGATAATGATTTTTTAAATCTGATGTCACTTTGTACCTCGTGTCACTCAGCGATCACCGCACGGGAAGGCGGTCGGTGGAAACGTCGAACCAACAACCCCTAGGGGGGGGGTGTTAAATCTCTACAACCCTCAAACACTTGACCGGGCCCGCAGCTTCGCGCGAAAAAATGCAGGTTCAAACGGGTGATTAACCAAAAATATCCAAGGGAGGTCGCGGCACGTGGCTAAAGACGGCACCAATCGAGGCGGCAGGCGTGTTCGCGCTGGTGATAAACCGCAAGCACTTAATGACAAAATCACAAAAGGGAAAGCAGCTAAGGTGCTTGAAGTGCCAGATCTTCATCCTGAATCCATTTTGGAAGTTGAGGATCTAGATGGCGCTGCAGACCTCTTCGGCGAGGATATGCCCTCCCCTAGCGATTACCTCAGCTCAAGACAAAAGGATGGTAAACCTCTCGGAGCTGACCAACTCTTTATCGAAACCTGGCGCTGGCTCAAAGACCGGGGATGCGAGAAATTCGTTAACCCAAGGCTGATCGAAGCCTATGCCCAGGCCTTCACCCGCTACATCCAGTGTGAAGAAGCTATCAGCTTATATGGGCTACTTGGCAAGCACCCTACCACCGGAGGTGCAATTACAAGTCCCTTCGTTCAAATGAGTCAGTCCTTCCAGAAGCAGGCGAATCTGCTCTGGTATGAAATATTCGATATCGTTAAGCAGAACTGCACAACGGCCTTCGTGAGCAACCCACAGGAAGATATTATGGAAGCACTGCTATCAAGAAAAAGGAAGTAACAAGTCGTATCTTTGGAGGGCAATTAAATGCAACTTGCTAAACGAACTGAAGTGGTCGATATCGATAAAATCATTCCATATGCTCGAAACGCCAGGACCCACAGCAAAGAACAAATTGCTCAAATCCGAGCTAGCTTTCGTGAGTTTGGAGTTATATCTGCTCTTATTGTGGATGAAAGTTACAACCTTCTTGCAGGTCATGGCAGACTTGAAGCGGCTCGTGCAGAAGGATTAACAGAACTCAACTGCATCGTAGTCGAACATTTAACCGAAGCACAAAAACGCGCCTATATCATTGCTGATAATCGCCTGGCCCAAAATGCTGGATGGGACGTGGAGATGCTCTCAGTTGAACTCTCTGATTTACAGGGTGCTGAGTTTGACCTATCGCTTCTCGGCTTTGACGATGCTGAACTTAATAAACTCTTGGGTGGTATAGAAGACGTCAAGGACGATGATTTTGATGTAGATAAGGCCGCTGAAAAACCTTCATTTGTAGAGTCAGGCGATTTATGGCTCCTGGGAAGACATAGTCTTCTATGTGGGGATGCAACAAACCCTGAAGATGTTGCCCGCTTGATGCAGGGGAAAAAAGCAAACCTATGCGTTACCGATCCGCCATATAACTGCGACTACAGCGGCGGCACCGGTATGAAGATTATGAACGACAAGATGCACTCTGAAGAGTTTTATAATTTTCTGCTAAAAGCTTTTAAAAACATATACGACAACCTAACTGATGGCGGTGCATTTTATTGCTTCCATTCAGATGCCGAAAAAGTAAACTTCTTTAATGCTACAGTAGCAGCTGGCTTTCATTACTCAACAACCTGCATCTGGGTAAAAGATAGCCTTGTGCTTGGTCGGATGGATTATCAAATGCGACATGAACCGGTACTTTATGCTTTCAAAGATACAGCAAAACACAAATGGTATAACGATCGAAAACAGACAACTGTCTGGGAATTCCCACGGCCCAAAAAGTCAGAACTCCATCCCACAATGAAAAGTCTTCCGTTGATTGCTTATCCAGTTTCCAACTCTTCTCAGGCTAATGGAGTAGTAATCGATTTTTTTGGAGGATCGGGTAGCACTTTAATTGTCTGCGAGCAAAGTGACCGAATATGCCATATGATGGAAATTGATCATACCTATGCCAGTGTGATTGTTCGACGATTCATTCAGCATTCCGGCTCAGACAAAGATGTCTATCTCATACGCAATGGAAAGAAAGTCCATTATTCCGATGTGGTAGACGAGTCTAGAAAATCGTAAATTTACTCAGCCCTTTTAAAATCAATTGTGCAGAACACCTTGAAAATAGCTAAATAACCCTTGCTATTCCCAAGCTTGTGAGTGATATATGTACTAACCAAAGAAGCGAAGGAGGCTTAGGGTTATGGAAATAAATTTTAACGTATCGGGTATAAATCGAAAGGAACTCGTCACAGCCATTGGTGAACTTGTTGGTAAATCAATTATCTACAAAGGTGCACCTACATTTTCATATGACGTCGGTGACTTTTCCATTGACAAAAGCGGCACCCTCCTCTTCCCTGTCACAGCGGACAGCGACCTGGTCAGCAAAGTTCTAACAGGCCTATCAGAAAGAGGGTTTGATTTTGATGAATCCGAAATGATGAACAAGCTCAGCATCGAGATGCCACTTGAGGGGTTCACCGGGGAAAGTATTGCGAAGCTTGATAAGCTCATATCAAGTAAGGCAAGCCTGATCAAAAAAGCGCTCGGTGCAGCGGAACTTGCCATTGAAAGAACAGAGGCCACGCTCAAATTCCCTTGGTTTAAGTTTCCTGCCACGAGCGATGAAGTGGCTGCCTATTCTCAATTCATTAGTGCACTCTGCACTGCTGCAAAAGAACAAAGAAAGGTCACAGCGCGAGAGAGAGTTGTCGACAACGAAAAATTTACATTCAGGGTGTTTCTGATCCGTCTTGGATTTGTGGGAGATGAGTATAAGCTGGCCAGAAAGATTCTACTTCGTAACCTTACTGGCAGCTCAGCTTATGCAAATAACGCTCATCCACTTAAAGATGATCAAGATTTAATAAGCGAGGTCAATCATGAATAAATTTCCTTCAAGAGACATTGTCAGTCGCCTTCGCAGTCAATATCCGCGTGGCACAAGAATCGAACTAGTAAGCATGAATGATCCATACTCAAATCTAAAGCCTGGTGATCAGGGTACTGTCGAGTTCATAGATGATATTGGAACGATTTTCAGCAACTGGGACAACGGATCTACACTTGGAGTGGTTTACGGCGAAGACACCGTTAAGATAATCATGGACTAAAACAAGTAAACCAATGTGTCATACCAGCTATATTATGAAGGAGGCCCTTACAGTGAAAGCGCTGTTTGGCAGAAAAATATCGGATATTGACGAACTATGTGAACTCACTGCTTTAGCAATGAAGGACGGATTTTCACCTGAAGATTATGTCGTTACAAAAGAAGTCATCCTTAGTGATTTAGACTATAAAGAACTCACAACAGATCTACTCAAGGATCAGCCATGGATCACCAACGAAGATGGTGGCCCAATCAAAGACGGGGAACTCAGATGTATTAGGGTTATAAACCTATCAACAGGTGAAAAGCTCCTTATAAATTCAGAAGGGTACGACTATCCGAGGTATGTTGCACTTGAAAAATAATAAAAGCAGGCTTAAACGCCTGCTTCTTTCATATGTTTGATGCACTCATAACAATAGAATTTATCTTTGATTTTAATGATATCCTTGGTCTTATCACAGCGCGAACAGTGAGGCGTGCATTTCTTTAGGGTCATGATGTCATCCTCGATGAATACTTCAAGATAACCTTTTTCCATGATTCCAAACTGCTTTCTAAGTTCGATGGGGAGTACGACTTGGCCTAGTTCGTCTACTTGTCTGATAATACCAGCCGATTTCATTGAACCGCTCCTTTAACTTTAATATGTATCTAATGGTATCTTAATCCAATTCCCAAATCAATGGAAAATGAATCTTTAATGAAAATAATGTAAAATACAACTTGCTATTACCTCCGATACGAGTGATATATGTAATAACCAAAGATAATCACGGAGGTCAGAATTATGTGGACAAATGGTAAGCTTAATGGGTTTGAATTTCAGATAAAACACTTTGAAATTGGTTCCGTCTTCGGGATATCCGAAGGTAAAATTTCTAAGATGCTTATTCGTAAGAATAACAAAATCCTCGTCAACTTTGACCGAGGTTGGGACGTCTACCCTAGGGATATAGAAGTTATCGAGGTCTATGAGAAGCTACTCAAAATGTACAACTAATCGAATAACACTAAATCAAGGGCTTCGAACTCGAAGCTCTTTTCTTATGTCTTTTTTTGGAAAGGAGCGCTTTTCAACCGATGCGTAAGTTGAAGAAATTTAAACCTACCAGCTTTATGGCGAGTGACAGTACTTACGACAAAGATGCTGCCAACTATGCGGTTGCATTCATCGAAGCGCTTTCCCATACCAAAGGCAGCTGGGCAGGTAAGCCCTTTGAACTCATCGACTGGCAGGAACAAATCGTAAGGGACCTATTCGGTGTCCTTAAGCCAAGTGGCTATAGACAGTTTAATACGGCATATATTGAGATCCCAAAGAAAATGGGCAAACAAGTAGCATTAGACACGATTATTCCCACACCTAAAGGTTATGCGACTATGGGAGAAATTAAAGTGGGGGATGCTTTATTTGATGAAAAAGGAAACACGTGTCACGTTGTAGCAAAAAGTAAAGTCGATTATGACGAACAAGCTTATAGAATCACATTTAAGGACGGAGAAGTTATTGAGGCGGGTGAAAATCACGAGTGGCAAGGTGAGTATACAAGGGGTAAGACTAAAAAATGTATTATGACCACAGGCGAACTTTATCGATTACCTAAAGAGGGCAACTCATTTCGTTTCAGAATACCAATTGCACAATACATTAATGTTGATTCTGCTAAACTTCCAATAGAGCCATACCTAATGGGATATTGGCTTGGAAATGGAAATGCTGTAAAGCCAGAGATAACAATCAAAACCGAGGATATTGCTGGTGTTCTAAAAAATATTATTTGCTTCTATGAGGTGTCAAACGCATGGGAGAACACTGGAGATAGCATCGTAGTTAGAATACCTGCTTTGAAACAGGTTTTACTGAATAGTTTTCTCGATAAGGTCATACCAATTGAATATCTACGTGCAAGCAAACAAGATAGGCTCAGACTATTACAAGGTTTGATGGATTCTGATGGAACTATTTGCAAAGATCAAGGTCAAGCAAGTTATTGTTCTACGGAGAAAGCCTTATCCGAAAGCGTCAGTGAATTGTTGTGGAGTCTCGGAATCAAAAATGCTATTTCTGAGGCGGTATCAACGCAGCGCAATGATTGGTCAAAGAAGAGTTCTGAATGTGGTAGAAGTCCAACAGGTAGAACTTTATATTATGTGCGGTTCACTGCCTTTGACGATACGATAATTTTCGGACTACAAAGAAAACAGAAAAATGATGTAAGGCGAAATAAAAGAACAAGAAGTCATTTTAGATACATTGATAAAATAGAACCTATTGAAAATCGAGGTATGCAGTGCATACAAGTTGACAGTCCATCTCATCAATATTTAATAGGGCGTTCTTTTTTGCCAACACATAACAGTGAGCTTGCCGCAGCTATTGCCCTGCTGCTCACCTGTGGTGATGGTGAAGAGCGCGCAGAAGTCTATGGATGTGCCGCAGATCGCCAGCAGGCATCCATTGTCTTTGAAGTTGCAGCCGATATGGTCCGCATGTGTCCTGCGCTTAATCGCCGGGTCAAGATTCTTGCTTCTACTAAAAGGATCATTTATCTACCGACAAATAGCTTTTATCAAGTCCTATCCGCTGAAGCTTACTCAAAGCACGGCTTTAACATTCATGGCGTTGTCTTTGATGAGCTGCATACCCAGCCCAACCGAAAGCTTTTTGATGTCATGACGAAAGGTTCTGGTGATGCTCGGACACAGCCGTTATTTTTTCTGATCACGACAGCTGGCACCGATCAAAATAGCATCTGCTTCGAAACACATCAAAAAGCTCTCGACATCCTGGAAGGCCGAAAACGCGACCCCACCTTCTACCCTGTCATTTATGGTGCGAAAGAAGATGAGGACTGGACGGACCCAAAGGTATGGAAGAAAGCCAATCCCAGCCTTGGAATTACAGTCGGTATCGATAAAGTGAGAGCTGCCTTTGAATCTGCAAAGCAAACACCGTCTGAAGAAAATAGCTTTCGTCAGCTTAGATTAAACCAGTGGGTCAAACAGGCTGTGCGCTGGATGCCAATGGCCAGGTGGGATGCCTGTGCATTCCCTATTTCACCTAATGATCTAGAGGGCCGTGTCTGTTATGGCGGTCTTGACCTCTCCTCCACTACAGATATCACTGCCTTTGTGCTGGTCTTCCCTCCGGTGGATGAGAACGATAAATTTCAGGTTCTCCCCTTCTTCTGGATGCCGGAAGATAATATCGCTCTTCGGGTACGGCGGGACCATGTTCAGTATGATCTATGGGAGAAGCAAGGGTTTCTGCTGACCACTGAAGGTAATGTAGTCCACTATGGATTCATTGAGAAGTTCATTGAAAGCCTTGGCGAGCAGTATAACATTCGCGAGATTGCCTTTGATCGCTGGGGCGCGGTGCAGATGGTTCAGAACCTGGAGGGTCTCGGATTTACTGTTGTCCCCTTTGGTCAAGGTTTCAAGGATATGTCTCCGCCAACTAAGGAACTGATGAAATTAACCCTTGAAGAAAAGATAGCACACGGGGGCCATCCTGTCCTCCGATGGATGATGGACAATATCTTCATCAAGACTGATCCAGCGGGTAACGTTAAGCCGGACAAAGAAAAAAGCACCGAACGCATTGACGGTGCTGTAGCAACAATTATGGCACTAGATAGAGCATTAAGATGTGGAAGCAATGTTGATGGAAGTGTCTACGATGTTCGAGGCATTTTGAGTATATAGTTTTACCACTGCCTCGCTTATGCACAAAAACGTCAATGAAATATGCAGAAGCCGCATGTATTGTGCACTATTTGTTCTGATTTTGACAAATTGTGAATCGCAAGTTAACACTTCGAATTCTCACTCTGTGAACTAACAAAGTCAAAAACCAACTGTTATTTCTTTTTGATCGAAAAAGCGAAATAGAGAGGTGAAAGATATTGAGCTTTTTATCAGGATTATTTCATTCAAGGGATAAACCAAAGAACTATCTGACTGGTGGGTTTTCCTTCCTATTTGGCAGCACGACCAGCGGTAAAACCGTCAACGAAAAAACAGCCATGCAAACCACTGCCGTCTATGCCTGCGTCAGAATCCTCGCTGAAACCGTCGCAAGTCTGCCCCTCCACATCTACCGACATTCTGAAAATGGTAAAGAAAAAGCCCTACAGCATCGGCTATACAAACTCCTTCATGACGAGCCAAACTCCGAGATGACTTCATTTGTGTTTAGAGAAACACTGATGAGTCATCTTTTATTATGGGGAAATGCCTATGCCCAGATCATTCGTGATGGAAGAGGCAATGTCGTTTCACTCTATCCCCTGCTCCCAGATCGGATGACAGTGGACCGGACCTCAAGGGGTGAACTTTTCTACGAATACCATAAGGAATCAGGCAGCATCATCCTCAGAAAAGAAGAAGTCCTGCATATCCCCGGCCTTGGCTTTGACGGCCTTGTCGGTTATTCACCCATAGCTATGGCCAAGAATGCCATCGGTATGGCCATAGCCACAGAAGAATATGGCGCTAGATTCTTTTCAAATGGTGCTAGTCCTGGCGGCGTCCTAGAGCACCCCGGCGTCGTCAAGGATCCAAAGCGCATCAGAGACAGCTGGAACGAAGTGTATCAAGGCTCTGCAAATGCGCATCGGATCGCAGTCCTTGAAGAAGGCATGAAGTTTCAGCCCATTAGCATTCCACCTGAGCAAGCTCAGTTCATTGCCACAAGAAAATATCAACTCAATGAAATCGCTAGAATTTTCAGGATCCCACCCCATATGATTGGGGACCTTGAGAAGTCTAGCTTTTCTAATATAGAGCAGCAGTCCCTTGAATACGTGAAATATACCCTGGACCCTTGGGTCGTCAGGTGGGAAATGTCCCTGCAAAGAGCCCTACTGACTGAAAAAGAAAAGCAGGAGTACTTTATCAAATACAACTTGGATGGCTTACTTCGTGGCGATTATCAGAGTCGTATGAATGGTTATGCTGTTGGCCGACAAAACGGATGGCTCTCAGCCAATGACATCAGGGAGCTCGAAGACCTTAACCGCATCCCAGACGAATTTGGCGGGAATTTATTTTTGATTAATGGCAATATGACGAAACTCCAAGATGCAGGGCTCTTCAGCAAAAAATATGAAACGGAAGGTGAAGTGAGTGAAAAAGACGTTTTGGAACTGGCAGATCAATGAAAACGGTAGAACCCTCTTTCTAGATGGTCCTATCGCCGAAGAAACCTGGTATGGCGATGAGGTGACGCCAAAACAGTTCAGGGCTGAGCTACTCAGTGGTGAAGGCGATATTACCATCTGGATCAATTCCCCAGGCGGAGATGTCTTCGCGGCCAGTCAAATTTACAACATGCTCATGGACTATAAAGGCCATGTCACCGTCAAGATTGATGGTATTGCCGCAAGCGCCGCCTCGGTCATCGCCATGGCAGGATCTGAGGTGCTCATGTCACCGGTGGCACTCATGATGATCCATAATCCGATGACCCTTGCCTTTGGAGACACCGAGGAAATGCACAAGGCCATCGGGATGCTCAGTGAAGTCAAAGAGAGCATCTTAAATTCTTATGAGATTAAAACCGGACTCTCAAGGACGAAACTCTCCCATCTCATGGATGCAGAAAGCTGGTTCAATGCAAAGAAAGCCATCGAACTGGGCTTTGCCGACGGCATGCTCTTTGAATCAGAAACCGAAATGATGCCGGACGAAGGCATGATCTTCAGTAAAATGACCGCCATCAATTCTCTGATGAAAAGGCTGCCAAAAGAAGAAAAGAAGCCTGAAGTTGAAATCAAGCTACCAGAAACCATTGCCGTCGAGTCACTTGAAAAGCGACTGAACCTTATTAAACCTTAGGAGGACATGTGCATGAATAAAACTTTAGAACTCAGAGAAAAACGGGCAAAAGTATGGGAAGAGGCCAAGGCCTTCCTTGACACAAAGCGCGATGAGTCCGGCCAGATTTCGAAAGATGATGCAGTCATTTATGAAAAGATGGAAGCGGACGTCGTTAATCTCGGTAAAGAAATCGAGCGACTGGAGCGTCAGCAACAAATCGAAATGGAGCTATCAAAACCGGTTACGGATCCGATTACCTCTCGACCTGAACGGCAAAGAAAAGAAAAAACAGGCCGCGCCAGTGATGAATACAAGTCCGCTTTCTGGCGTGCGATGAAGGATAAAAACAGTTTTGACGTCCAGAACGCCCTCCAGGTCGGCACAGACTCTGAAGGCGGCTACCTCGTGCCGGATGAATTCGAAGCGACGCTGATTGAAGCGCTTCTTGAAGAAAACATCTTTAGAAGCCTGGCAACGGTCATTCGCACCTCCTCAGGTGATCGTAAGATTCCAGTGGTGGCCTCAAAAGGCACAGCCTCCTGGGTGGATGAAGAAGCCCCAATTCCAGAGTCCGATGATGCCTTTGGCCAGGTCTCCCTGGGGGCGCATAAGCTCGGGACCATCATCAAAGTCTCTGAAGAACTGCTGAATGACAGTATCTTTAACCTTCAGGCCTATATCGCGAAGGAATTCGCCCGCAGGATCGGTACGAAAGAGGAAGAAGCCTTCTTTACCGGCAACGGCACCGGTAAGCCGGTAGGGATCTTTAACACCACAGGTGGGGCCGACGTGGGCGTTACAAGTGCCCTTGCAGGCTCGATTAAGTTCGATGAACTGATCGACCTCTACTATTCTCTGAAATCACCTTACAGAAAAAATGCGATGTTTATCACCAATGATGCCACCATCAAAGAGATCAGAAAGCTTAAAGACGGTAATGGACTGTACCTGTGGCAGCCATCTGTAAGAGTCGGCGAACCAGACACCATCCTCAATAAACCGGTGAAAACCTCCTACTTTGTGCCGACAATAGCCGCCACTGCCAAAACCGTTGCCTTTGGTGACTTCTCCTACTACTGGATCGCCGATCGTCAGGGTCGGTCCTTCCAGCGACTCAATGAACTTTTTGCCGTGACAGGTCAGGTTGGATTTAAAGCCACTCAGCGCGTCGATGGTAAACTCATTCTCTCTGAAGCGATCAAAGTGCTTCAGCAGCATGCGTAGGTGATGAAAGATGAGTAACGTAAAGAACTATACAGAACAGGGCGGCGAAAAGACGGTGATTGGCGGGACGATTGAAATTGAAAATGGTGCCCAGCTGATACTTGGCGGTACCCCAATTAGCCCAGCCGCGTACCAAGCCGATAGCGTTGCATCGACGATAGCCGCACTGGTGATTGATTTTAACGGTTTACTCGCTAAATTGAGGTCAGCAGGCCTCATGGAAAGTGAATAGAATTTCATTAATCGTTAAGTGAAAGGGGCAAAAAAATGTTCACAGCAAAAGGCGGCGTCAAAAACGTCACGATAGAAGCGGTCGTCATCAAAGCGGACGGCACTAAAGAAGATCATGGTGTTATTGCTGACACTTCAAAAGAAAATGGGATTTCACTGTTCTTCAAAAACCTTAAAAGGGGGCGTAAATAATGGTTGATGTTGTCGTTGTCACCAATAATGGTCTGGCCATCACGACCAACCGAATCAAAGGCAGCGGGACCGAACCCAACTGGGTCCACTGGGGTACAGGCGTCACGGTAGCCGCTGAAGCCAATACTGCACTCGTAACACCCAGAGCAGAAGCCAGAGTGAGCGGCACCTCGACTCAACAAACCACCAATACAACGAGTGACACCTATCAGGTCATCGGGACGCTGACCGCTGCCAGTACCAGTGCAGCCATCACGGAAGCCGGCCTCTTTGATGCCAGCACCTCGGGTAACCTTTACCTTCGGGCGACCTTTGATCCCATCAACGTCAGCGTCGGCGATTCCATCCAGTTCACCATCAAAGTCGTTTACGACCAGGCATAACCTACACTGGGGGCGGGTTATCCGCCTCTTACCTTTTTTAGGGGATGATGTTCATGCCGGTTTATATCTTTGGTGGCGGCGGCTACTCCAACAATAAGGTTTTTAAATACGACGCTTCGCTGACAAAACTCGGTGAAAGCCCCAATTATGGAACGACGACCGATGGTGCCATCACGTCTATTCATAATGACGAAACCCATCTCTATATTACCGGTGCAGATTCATCTACTGGGACACAATCGGCGAAAAAAATTAGAATTTCCGATATGGCTGTCGTCGCTTCCACCTTAGCCTATGGCGCTTTCCAAACCAAATATGGATTTTTATTAAATGGTTTTTACTACATGTGCGGACCGTTTATCCTAAAAATCTTTAAATATGATACGAGTGACATGAGTAAAGTCAGCGAATCTGCGGCGCTTTCTTATGTTGCCAGAGCCTATTCAACGGATGGCACTTACCTCTATACGGCAACTTTCCAAAACGTCTTAAAATACGACCCGTCAGATTTAAGCGTTCTCGCTACCAGTCCCAATTATGGGTCAACCATCTATGGGACGGTCTGTTTTGGGTCCTACCTTTATGCCGGCGGGCAAGTGACACAGACCGTGAGAAAGTACAACCTCTCAGATCTAACTTATGTGAGCCAGAGCGCCAATTTAGGCAGCACCGTTTTTAGTCTCTATCAAGACGGGAGTTATATTTACGCGGCTGCCGGCCAGTATATTTATAAGCTTGATCCGTCAAATCTATCGACAGTTGCCACAAGCCCTGCGTATGGGGGAAATATCCAGAGCGTCACCGGCGATGGCAGTTATATCTATGCCGCTGGGGTCATCACCAACAAGGTGTTTAAATATAGTCCGTCCGACCTCAGTAAAATCACAGAAAGCGGCGATTATGGGACGACGATCTCAAGTTTAGACGTCTTCGCTAAAACATTTTTTACGAAGGACCTGTCTGATCAGATTGGAACTACACGATCTGCCAGAAGACGGGCTGGTAAAAATGAACTTCTCAAAATCACACGACTCTTGGCGATCGTAAACAGGATGCGGATTCTAAACAAACTACTACTAGAAACTGCGAGCGCTGCAGCCACTGTTCGACGGCAGATGGGAAAAAGACTCACGGAAATAATAAGTGCATCAAGGTCAGCGCGTCGTTACGTTAGCCGAACGCTGATTGAACTTGCAAGATCATCGGGAACGGCCAGACGACAAACGATAAAGACCTTCACTAGAATCATCAAAACTTCGACAATTTTCAGTGCGGAGTATATCCTTGGTGCAATTCAAAAGGCACTAAGCACCGGAGTCAAAGTCACAAGAAGTCTCACCAAAAGAACCAGTAAAATACTAGCCAGATCACTGACAGTAGCTGGATCCTTTCTCGCTGGTCTTCCCTCACCGGTCCTGGAAGCCATCCAGAACATCACCGGATGCCTGTACATCACCTGGAGTTAGAAAGGAGGTCTCGCTAAGTGACCATTCAGCTTTTTTATACCAGTGGCACTTGGCAGGCTCCGACAGGTGTCACATCGGTTGAAGTCGAGTGCTGGGGCGGCGGTGGCGGTACCAGCCAGCCTTCCAATAACAACGCAAGAGGCGGTGGTGGCGGAGGTGCTTATTCAAAGAGCACTTTTTCGGTCACACCGGGGAGTAACTATGGCTATGTGGTGGGCGCAGCTGGTGGAACAGATGGCTCTGGAGGTGGTGACAGTTACTGGGTCAACACCAGTACGTTACTGGCTAAAGGTGGAAGCGGTTGTACTTCAGATACCGGCGGCACTGGCGGGCAGGCATCCAGTGGTGTCGGTGCCATCAAGTATAGCGGCGGAAACGGTGCAAACAAAGTCTCTACGACCATCGGCGGTGGTGGCGGATCTGCGGCTGGGTCAAGTGGTAATGGCAATGCAGCAACTGGTGCCACAGGTGGTACTGGCGTAAGTGAATATGGCGGCGCGGGTGGCGATGGTTCAAACGGCACTGGTGTTGGGGGCACTGGCGGCCTTTACGGCGGCGGTGCAGGCGGGTCCAGACGATCCGGCAGTATTCTAGGCGCACCAGGTGCTCCGGGGCTGATTCGAATCACCTTTATAGAACCCCTCTTTGTCGAAAAAGCACTGGCAGGTGCTGCGCTCTTAACTGCTTCACTTCGAAAACCGGTGACTAAGTTCCTTGCGGATATTGTAAAAAGTGCAGCCTATACCATCCATCAGATAAACCGAGTATTTTCTGCACTCTCCGGTTCTGTGGGTGCAAGTTTATCCCAATTTGACGGCTATATTTTACAGCGTAAAGATGGCGCTGGGGCATATGTGGACAGAGCTCGCATCACAAAGAGTACAACGGAATTTACAGACTGTGAAAACTTGATTGGCGATGTGCTGTACTGCTACCGCATCAAAAGGATCCGTTTTGGCCTGGAGTCTGAGTGGAGTAATGAGCAGTGCATCCTTTTTAGCGCCAGCACTCAGCATTTAAAAGGGGTAACTTCTGGCATCTTCATTTCTCTTGAATTTGATAAGACTATTTCGAAGACTTCAGCAGCCGGTGTTCGGATTACCGGAGCTCAGGTTAAACAAGTGAAACCTGTGAAAAAGAGTAACTTGAACTCATCTGCTTCGATACGCCACTTTATGGGTGTGGCCAGGCAAGTGGGCATACGACTAACGACCACTATTCAAAAACCGGTGAATAAATCACTGACTGAAATCGTCAAGGTAGCTGGACTTTCAAGACGATTGGCGTCCAGGGTCTTCATAGATTTTGCCAAGGCGAGTGCCACCACAGTCAAACGAAGCACTCAGGTCCTTATTAAAACAACAAGAATGAGCCCCTTCGTTATGAAAAGAGCGATTAAAGGTCTAGCCAAAACTTTATCTGCCTCTGTGACAGCGCTTCGTCTAAATAGTCTTTCAAAGATCATAATTTCGACAGCAAAGGCGTCCGCTTCAGATCTTCGGCACATTAGCAGGTTGCTTACAGAACCTATCAAGGTAAGTGGTTCAGTCTTAGCACATATTGTTCGAATCCTGAGCCGGAGCGCTCAAGCAAGTGGCACTTTATTAAAACACTCCATTCAGACCTTATCAAACAGCATTACAGCTTCAGGTGTCATCGAACGGATCAAGGTCTATCTCAAAACCGTATCAAACATCGTAAGAAACTCTGCTTCATTTTTGAAGTTTACGGATAAAAACTTGAATTCAACTGTTAATCACTTCATTCAAATCCTTGAGAGGACATCAAGAACAGTCATAACATCGATTAAGATTCAGACGTTCAATTCTAAGATGATGATCAATCGGTTATCAGATCAGATCTCAACCCATGCATCAGCACTTCGAACAAAAATCGCTTATAAAATAGTAAGTGCTTTCGCTAGGCCATCGACTTCGATAAAACGTAACATCTCAAAAATGGCGGGCGTAGGACTTAATCAAACCGCAATAGCCAGAAAGCGAACGACAAAGTTCTTCGCAGACAGATTGTCCGCGATGCATTTGATTTCAAAACGGGCTATGGTGTCTTTATTCAGGACCGCTAGAGTGATTGGATTCAGGACTAAAGATACTTCCAGGATGTTTTCCAGCTTCATCAACATTAACGCAACTTCCATCAAACAAGCCTTTAGATACTTTAACACTTCTATTCATTTAATCCGTTTGATCGATAAAGCAAACGCTTTTAGTAAAGCACTTCTCTCGGTTTTAAGCGCTGCAGGATTGGTGACAAAGAAAAACTTTAAAACTGTCGTTCGAGACCTGATTGCTACAGGTATCTGGATGCGTGCAAACCTGTACTTCTTGGCGCTCACGACCAGCGCATTCCTGACGGGTTCACTCTCCAGAGTCCGAAACTTTATAAAGTTCATTGCTTCTGCAGTAAACGCGCTTAGTATAGGACGAAAGACGCGCGCTCATCTCAGCATAAAAGAAAGAAGTCATGATCTTGAAACGTTAGAGCGTAAACTCATTCTGGAAATTGAGGGGGTAAACATCATGGCCTATATTGGCGACACCATTAGACTCATAGGCCATTTCCACGACTTCAGTGGTGCGCTGGCAGATGTTTCAGGGGAAACCATCACCATCTACGACGGCAAGAAAAACGTCCTGGTTACAGCAGCTCCGGTCCACCAGGCTACAGGGATTTATACCTATGACTTTACGATTCCTGACTGCGTGTCGGACCCAGTGGTGTATGAGTTTTCAGGGACGCTGGAAGGATCCGTGATTTTAGCCCGATCAACCATAAAAAGGCGGTGGGTTTAAATGGCACTCAAAATCATAACACAGGTGGGTCAGGAACCCATCAGTATTGACGATGTAAAAGACCAGCTCAGAATCGATACCGCAGATGAGGACGATTATCTGGCTGATCTGATCTTTGCCGCACGTGACTATGCCGAAGGGTACACCGGAAGGGCACTGGCAAGTCAGACCCTGGAACTTGTCCTTGACGATTTTCCATCAGGCACCTCCATATTTCTACCTAGGCCACCCCTTCAGTCGGTAGTTTCAGTGATTTATAAAACGATCGATGGCCTTGAAACCAGTCTCACTGAAGGGGCTGACTTCATTGTCGATGATGACCTATCTCCAGGGCGCATTGTCCTGCCGCCTAACAAATCATGGCCAGGGGAGTCGCTCTATCCGGTCAGTCCCATTCGGATCCGGTATGAGTCCGGTTACAACTGCACCACGAGTCTAATTCCATACACCTTAAAGGCCGGCCTGTTATTACACGTCGGTCTTTTGTATAAGTATCGTGATGCTGAGATACCACCAGGGGCACTGATTACTGTCAGAAGACTATATGATATGTACCGAATCACTTGGTTTTAAAGAGGTGAAAGTCATTGATTAATGCAGGCGATTTAAAAAAGAGAATTACATTTCAACGTCGACGCGAGCCGCCTGATACTGAGAGAGCACTGGACGGTTCTGAAATCCTCGAGTGGCAGGATACATTCACCGTCTGGGCGGAATATCTGATTAAGTCAGGGCGGGAGTTCTATGCGGCGCAAAAAGTTAATGCTGAGATTAATGCCGCCTTTAAACTTTGGTACCGGCATGACATTGATCCCACTATGCGCGTCCGGGCAGGAAACCGCTACTACGACATTCTCTTTGTGAACGACGAAAAGAAGTTTGAGGGTGAAATGGTCCTCGGATGTCGTGAGGTGGTGTAGGGTGACGATTGAAGAAGCCATCTTTCAAAGGCTATCAAACCTGATTCCAAACTTATCCGGCCGGATCTACCCGGTAAATGCACCTCAAAATGTAGCGCTGCCCTACGTGGTGTATAAGCGGATCAGCACCATGAGATCTCCGACACTTGCCCATCAGGGCAGCCGTGAAGTCGCGATTCAGTTTGATATTTACTCAAGAACCTACCCTGAAATGCGAGCCCTCCGTGATGCCGTTCGCATCGCTTTTGAAGACATCATAGGAGAATACACCCCCAGTGCGCCTCACATCCAGCGCGCCGATATCATCAATGAATTTGACGGCTTTGATATTGGCACTAACTCTGCCACAGGGGTCATCGAAATAGAGTTCTTTTTCAATTAAAGAAAGGGGTATCCAGGCATGGGCTCTCAAGCAAAACTTGGTAACAGCACCACCCTGAAAATCGGGGCAACCACCATCGGGGAAGTTAAGAAAATCTCGCCAATTAACTCAAAGAAAGATGAAATCGATGTGACGACACTATCTTCTACCGCAAAAGAATTCATCCTTGGCCTCATGGACTATGGCAGTGTCACTGTCACAGTCAACTTCTATCCGGGAGATGCAGGACAGGCCGCCATTCGAACGGCCTTTACGAACCAAACCACAGACCTTTACACCATCACCTTTCCATCCGCTCTTGGGGCGACCTACACCTTTTATGCCCTGGTTATGGAAGCTCCAGGTCCTGAAATTGGCAACGACGTCCTGGAAGCTAATATTGTCCTTCGCGTCACTGGCGCTGCCACCCTTGGCCTTGTTGCATCAGCAGGCATTACAGCGCTGACCCTATCGGGAGGTGCCATTGCGCCGACCTTTGCCACTGGCAAGTTCAACTACTATTCGACCTGGACCACCACAACCTCCACCACCGTTACCGTCACAGCTGCCAGCCATACCATCGACCTTTATGTGGATGGGGTGTTCTTCCAGACCCTGACCAGCGCGTTAGCCTCAAACGCCATTAGCGGCTTTGACTCGCCTCAGACTTCAAAGCGCCTGGACATCATCGTCTATGAAGTGGGCAAGTCGCCAAAGACCTATACGGTGATCGCAACAAGAACGACTTAATTCGAAAGGAGATTTCTATGGCACACTTTTCAGTTCCACTACAGCTCGATAAGACGAGAAATCTGCGCTTTGGCATGAAGGCCATGAGCCTGATCGAAACGGCACTCGGCGTGAAAATTTCAAAGCTCAATCTCAGTGATATCGGCATCAATGACCTTGCGGTATTCATCTGGGCGGGACTGGTGCATGAGGATGCATCCCTCACCATTGATTCAGTCATGGATCTGGTCGATGAGTATTCCAGCATTCCTGAGATTTCAGAAAAGCTGAGTCAGGCGATCGAAGCGAGCACAGGAACACCGGAAAAAAACGTCTAAACGGCGCTGCACCTGAGGAGTGGGACTTTACAGAACTCCTTAGACAAGCGGCGCGGCTTGGTCTGAAGCCAGCGGAGTTTTGGGAGATGACACCCCTTGAACTATCGTCTTACTCAGAAGGGGTCGCACTGCGGAAAAACGACACCTATAGACGCATCATCTACGGGGCATATATCACCGCAAAACTTGGACGGGTAAAGGATTTCCCGGATCTTGAGGAACTCTTGCCACCTGAACCAAATCAGGCTACAAAAGAACAATCACCAGAAGATATGTTAGAAATTATCAAGGACTTTGACAAACAACTAAAGGCCAGGGGGTGAGGGAGAATGATACGAATCAAAGATGTGGAAGGCCTTGATGCGCTCATGAAGGCATTTGAAAAGTTAGGCGCGGATGCCATTAAGGGCGTGGAAGATGCATCTACGGAGTCCGCTGAGATCATCAAGACCCGGGCCGTCGCCCTTGCCCCTGGTCCGACTGGGCGAAAGTCTGGCAAATGGGCACATGCTCCAGGCAACCTTAAAAATAAGATTAAGGCTAAAGCTCCAGCTAAAGGTCGAAAAAACAAACTTAAAGTAACCGCTTCGGTGAGTTTTAGCCCCGGTGCGGCTTATGGGGTGCCGGTGGAGCTTGGCCACAAAGTCGTCAGAAACGGAAGAGTCGTAGGTGAAGCAGCGCCGCATCCGTTCCTCAGACCTGCGGCGGATGAAAACCGGGGGACTGTAGAAAAAAATGTCGCTGATGCCATCAATGAGAGTCTAGAGGACTGGGGGGATTAGCTATGAGTAATGTCATCCGGTCTTTAGTTGTTCGTATTGGCGCAGACCTGACTGAATTTGAAAAGGGACTGAAGGCAACGCAGAAACAGCTGAGCACCTTCGGCAAAACCATGACGACCGCTGGCAGTTCACTCACCAAGTCCATCACTGTACCTTTAGCTGGAATCGCTGTCGCAGCGGGTAAAGTTGGACTCGACTTTGACGATGCCTTTGACAAGATCCGCGTTGGCACCGGTGCGACGGGTGATGCGCTAACAGCACTTGAATCCGACTTTAAAACGGTCTTTTCAAATGTCCCGAGCGACATGGACGCGGTGTCCACTGCCATCGCCGATCTGAACACCAGAACGGGGGCCACCGGACCTGTTCTTCAGGAAATGGCGACTCAGTTTCTAAACCTCTCCAGGATCACCGGTGTCGATCTATCCAGCACCATTCAAACCGCTACCCGGCTCTTCGGGGACTGGAATGTCAGTGCAGAGGACTCCTCCGGTATCATGGATTACCTCTTTAAGGTTAGCCAGACCACCGGCATCGGCATCGACACCTTGTCAGATAAGCTGGTCCAGTTTGGTGCACCCTTAAGACAAATGGGATTTGACTTTGAAACTGCAGCCGCGCTGATTGGTAAGTTTGAAAAAGAAGGGGTCAATACGGAGCTCGTCCTTGGCGGTCTTCGCGTGGCTCTAGGCAAGATGGCCAGAGAAGGTATCACTGATACGACGAGAGGTCTCATTGAAATCACAAAGCGCATCAAGGAAGCCGGGTCCACCGGTGAAGCCAATGCCATTGCCCTTGAGGCCTTTGGTGCCCGAGTCGGTCCCGATATGGCTGCAGCCATACGTGAAGGGCGCTTTGATTTAGAGGAGATGCTAAAGACCCTTAAGACCTCTACTGAAACCATTAGTGGCGCGACTTCTGCAACCGCAGGCTTTTCAGAAAATCTCGCCACCATGAAAAACAAACTCCTAACGGCTATTGAACCTCTTGGAACCACCCTGCTTTCAGCACTGAACCAAGCCATGCCGGCCATCGAGGGCATCATCAGTGCAGTGCAGCGGATGATTGAGTGGTTTACAGATTTTAGTCCAAAAACTCAAAGCGTCATCTTGATTGTACTTGCTCTTGCAGCTGCACTTGGACCGCTGCTCATGATCATTGGAAGCATCGCCACCGGTATTGCGGCAGTGATTCCGCTGATAGGGATGATACTAAGTCCGGTGGGTCTCGTAATCCTGGCCATTGTCGCATTAACTGCGGCGTTTTTCCTATTCAGGGATGAAATCAGCCTGGCAATCACTAAAGCAAAAGAGGCAGTAAGTACTGCTCTAGAAGGTATTCGCATGTTTTTCTCTGAACTGCCTGGAAAGATTAGTACTCATTTGTCTGAGGCCTTTACCAGGATTTCTAACTGGGGTCTTGAGTTGGTTATGAAGGCGGCTTTCATCGGAAGCGAGGTCGTGAAGAATATCATCAACATGATCTCAACCCTTCCAGGTAAAGTTATTGAGTGGTTAATAGTGGTGTTTAGCAAAATCAAAGACGCCTATGCAAGCGCCCGAGATGCAGGAAGTGGTTTTGGTGGGGCGATTCTGGACAGTATCATTGACATTGTAAAGGGTCTACCCGGCCGTGTGTGGGACTTTATGACCAGCGCCATTGACAAGGTGCGTCAGGGCATCACGCGCATCAAGGACCGCATCACCGACTTCTTCAGCGGCAGCAGCGGCGGTGCGGTGACTATCAGAGTACCTGCCTATGCCACGGGCGGCATCGTCGAAAAACCGACCATAGCCCTCGTTGGTGAAGCCGGACCGGAAGCCATTGTGCCACTGGATAGGCTGAGTAAAATGGACTCTAGATCTGAGAGAATCATCGACGATCGACCGGTCAGTATCGTCCTTCAGGTTGGCTCCGCGGAGCTGGGCAGAGTCGTCATCGACAGCATCAATAAACTGTCCCGCCAAGAAGGGCGTCTGCTGCTCAATTTGTAAATAGAGGTGAGGATCTATGCTGACCATCAATTCAACCGCCGTGAAAACGCCTAAAGCTTTTTCGGTGGAAATATCTGATCTTGAAGGTGAAACCCATCGCAATGCCAAAGGGGATCTGGTCCGTGACCGACTGGCGACAAAGCGAAAACTCACCGTCGAGTGGGGTCCTCTTACTCAAGCTGAAGTCAGTGTGATCCTTGCGACCATGACCAGCGCTTTTTTCACCATCCAGTATCCTGACCCAGCCCTAGGCGTCACCACCAAGACCTTTTATGTGGCGGCCAGGACCACACCCATGTATCGAAATCTCGGCGGGGTGATTCTTTGGATCAACCTGGCTGCCACGTTTATTGAAAAGTAGAGGTGAAGTCTTATGTTTGCGGCAAGTTCAAACTTTCTGACAAAAATCAAAGAAGCCGCTCGAACCGTCCAGGGCTATGTTGTCATTAATGCATCGACCATCCCGGAGGACTTCATTATCGACTTTTCTGTAGAGACGCAGTTTGGATCTGGCGGACTGCCAGCCATCGGCGGGGTGACGTCGAGAAAGCTGACTTTAAGGCTCATTCAGGACGCCTCTATCCCGACCATCGTCGGGCAGCCGATCAAGCCTTTTGTGGGAATCGAAATCACAACAGGTGTCTTTGAATATGTACCGCTGGGCGTGTTCTATGCCAGTTACAGTGACATTAAGAAAACTGAGCGAAGTATTGAACTTGAGTGCTTTGATAAAATGGCGGACTTCGACAACATCGTCTACAGCACCTCTCTCACCTATCCAGCGACTCACGCCGCAGTTAGGGCCGAGATCACTTCGAACTTTGGCATAGCCTTCGCCACACAGACGCTTCCCAGTGTGAACGTCGAAGCGCCCCTCGCCGGAACGCTGCGGCAGGTCCTGGGGCAACTGGCGGCACTTCTGACCCGAAATGCCATCATCGATGTCAGCGGAAACCTTGCTTTTATTTTCTTTAACAGTCCGGCCTTCACCATAGGTCCAGACAACTATCTCGACTTTCGCCTGGACTCAGAAGCCATGGTGGACATCACACAGTTCATTGTCGAGAAGGAAAATGAGGAAGACAACATCGTCTACGGCACCAGTGCCGGTTACGCCTTTAAATTTTCCAATGATTCGGTCCTCACCTATGCACAGCTTCAGACCATCTTTAGCCGAGAGTTCCCCTTAAGCTACTATGCCTATACCATGCGCCTACAGGGGATGCCGCACCTGGAAGTCGGCGATGTGATTCAGTTTACGGATAAAAACAGTACTATCAGAAACATGGCGATTCTCAGCCATAAGCTGACTTTTAATGGTGGTCTAATCAGTGAGTTTAAAGCGTCGGCCCCAAGTGAGCCGGTGGCTAATATCAGTCCGACCGGGGGATCCAATCTCACTCAGGCGCTAAAGTACGCCGCGCCTGACGTCACTGCGGCCATTACCAATGCCACCGATCTCATCCGGGGTGCCCAGGGCGGCAGCATCATAACAAATCTAGATGTCAATGGAAAGCCCTATGAACTTCTGATTATAAATACAAACGACATCAACACCGCCTCAAAGGTCTGGCGATGGAATGTAGGCGGCCTTGGCTATTCAAGCACCGGCTACAGCGGCACTTATTCCACAGCCATTACCGCAGATGGGGCCATTGTCGCGGACTTTATTTCAACAGGGACTTTAAATGCCGACCGCATCAGGGCGGGAACTTTAGCCTCATTTAATGGTGTGTCGTCCATCAACATGTCAAATGGCCAGTTTTCACTGGCAAGTGGTGCGATCACCTTTAACGGCACGACGACCAATTTCACCGGTCAAGTGACCATCAGCGGGGGAAGCGGCATTCAGAACCTTTCAGATGCAGGTAATTTAGCGTCCCTTGATTCCATCGCCTACAACTCCTCCTACATCACTGGCACCAAGCCACCAGAAGATGCGGACCGTACCATCACTGCCATTAACGGCGGACTGATCACGACAGGGCGCATTGAGCTTGGCACCACCGGAACCATCAATGCCGGGATAGACGGCGCGGGAACCGCAGGGACCTCCATTCGCTTTTGGGCCGGGAACACCTATGCGAACAGAACGACAGCGCCTTTTAGAGTGGACCAGGCTGGGAACCTGACAGCGACCTCAGCGACCATCAGCGGCAACATCACCATGACCGGGGGATCCATCACCTGGGCGAGTGTCACCGCCCCATCTTATTCTCAGATCACAGGTACTAAGCCGCCGACGGATGCTATCAATGCCACAACGGCCACCACCATCACTCAAAACACCGTCACCACCGCTTACGTCAATGCGCTAAGTGTCACCGCCGCTTCAGTCGCGGCAGAAAATATCACCGGTACGACGATTACCGGTAAAAATATGCGTACAGCGGCTTCGGGTAAAAGAGTGGACATTGGTTACTATACCTCTGGTGAAATTAATTTCTTTGGCGCTACTTCTGGTCAGAGTTATATTAATCAAGGTGGAAGTTATATGACCATTTACGCAGACACGCAAATTAATATCGTGCCTGCCACCAGAATTAATGTTAGTGGTGGCATTTCTCCTAATGCAACAGATTCATATACTTTAGGGCATGGTGGAGTCTATTGGAATATCATTTATGGTAAAACGCATTATCTTAAAAATATATACTCTTCAGATACAGCGGACGTGATCTTTCAAAACAATATCACCTGTTCAGGAACCTATAACCGGACAGTGACCTCAGCTCGGGCGGTCCAGGTCAATTCCACCGGTCAGTATGGGTATGTGTCTTCGCCGTTAAGGCATAAGAAAGATATTGAGAACTATAACTTCAATTTTGACGCCCTGATGCAGCTTAGAGCCGTGTCCTTTAAATATATTGATGAGATTGACCCAAGTGGCGCACTGAACTATGGCGTGATCGCTGATGAAGCCCAGGCGCTGGGTCTACACGAATTTATTCAGGTAAACTCCGAAGGACTGCCGGATTATTTTGCCTATGAGAAACTGCCTGTGGCACTGCTGCAGGTTTGTCAGAATCTCAATACTAGGCTTAAAACACTGGAAGAGAAAATGGAGGGTTAAGTGTGGAGGATAAGATCAAGGACATAAAACTTTCAGAAAGAGAACTGAATAATCTTATCAACTTTCTCATGCGTGTGGATCTCAAAGGTAGTGAAGTCCAGGCGTTTGTTGAAGTTATGAATAGTCTAAATGCCAAATGAATCAGGTTGGGGGGAGGATTTGTAAATGAAAGATCAGTGGAGTGTGATTCAGATGGTGATGGCGACAATTGGTGGAAGTATTGGTTATTTTCTTGGGGGTTGTGATGAATTTGTCTATGCCCTTGTTGCTTTTGTCGTTATTGATTATTTACTAGGAGTCATGTGCGCTGTGGTTGAACAAAAGCTTTCTAGTGAGATTGGGGCAAGAGGCATCTTTAAGAAAGTGATGATCTTTTCGCTCGTCGGCATAGCACACATCATAGACCGAAGTATTATGGGTGACGGCAGCGTATTACGCATGGCTGTCATTTTCTTTTATCTCTCAAATGAAGGTATCAGTATCCTCGAGAACTGTGTAAGACTGGGGCTACCTGTACCTAGAAAGCTAAAAGAAATCCTTGAGCAGTTTGGTGAGGAGGACGATGACGTTGATGCCTAATAATTTAAAAACACGATATATGACCCGAAATGACTGCTTCCTCGCAAATAAGAAGATCACGCCTATAGGCATTATGATTCATTCAACGGCCGAACCGGGTGTGAAGGCTAGAGACTGGTTTAGTCGCTGGAATAAATCCTATAAAGCAGGAGAAATGAGTCGTCAGGTCTGTGTCCATGCCTTTATCGACGATAAAGAAATCTGGCAGTATCTGCCCTGGGATCACCGCGGATGGCATGCTGGAGGAAAAGCCAACGACACCCACATTGGTCTTGAGCTCTGTGAACCTGGTGGGTTTTCTTATACTGCCGGCTTACAGATGACGGGTTATGATGCGAAAAAGAATCAAGCCTACTTTAATAATGTATGGCAAAACGTCGTAGATCTTTGCGTCTTTCTTTGCAGGAAATATGGTCTTACTGAAAAGGACATCCTCTGCCACTCTGAAGGAAGTAAAAAGGGCATCGCATCAAATCACGCGGATGTCATGCACTGGTTTGTGAAGCACGGTAAAAACATGGACCACTTTCGGGCTGATGTAAGAAAGAAACTAAGCGTCTCTACCGTATCTTCGAATAGTCCACTATACCGCGTTCGTAAAACCTGGAATGATGCTAAATCGCAAAAGGGCGCCTTTAGAAAACTGCATTACGCTATTATATGCGCTGATGAGAATCCAGGGTACTCCGTTTTTGATGAAAATGGCATAAAACTATACATCGGTAGCCACGATCCTGATTATGAGATCTATACGGTCGTCAAAGGGGATTCTCTCTGGAAAATTGCTAAGATAAAACTAGGTGATAGCAACCTTCGCCACGAGATCAAGGGGCTAAATGGTCTCACATCTGATGTGATCCATATTGGACAAAAGCTGAAACTGCCAAAATAGGTTAGCCAAAAACTAAAGACCTGTAGAGTTCGCTCTATGGGTCTTTTTCTTTTCCATCCTGTTCTCCCCTAGCCTATCCCCGTCACATTCATGACGACCGAAAGGAGGTATTTTAAGTTGAATCAAAAGCAAAAAGAAGCCGTTAAGAAGCTACGCGGCGCTGGCAGGAGCTACTTTGAAATTGCAGATCAACTTGGCCTCTCACAAAACACTGTGAAATCCTTCTGCCAAAGAAATCATTTAGCCAGTGCGATTTCACCAGAACCTGAAACAATTAATGTCACGCTTTGCCAAGAGTGCAGTGCCCCTCTAATCCAGACCACTGGTAGAAAGAAAAAGCACTTCTGCTCAGACCATTGCCGCCTGAGTTGGTGGAATGCGCATCAAGAGACAGTTAAACGAAAAAACGGCCGGACATTTAGCTGCCAGACCTGTGGACGTGATTTTATGGGCTATGGAAAACGAGAACGCAAATACTGCTCTCGTGCCTGTTATGGCTTATCTAAGGTGGTCAGAAGATGACTAACATTAAAGACATCATTCACTACTATACCGCCATGCTGACATTTAGAAAATGGCTTGATGATGGTCTCATCACAGACGATGAATTTAAGGCGCTTTCTGCTATCATGGCAGACAAATATAACCTCCCAACGAGCAGCATTTATCGCCTGTAGACCTTGCTATTAGTAGCTTTACGAGTGATATATGTAATCAGAAGGAGGGAAAAAAGATGGAACCTATCATCACTAGAACAGATAGACCTATACCTAAACTACCAGAGTTCAAAAGGGTAGCGGCCTATGCCAGAGTGTCCTCAGGTAAAGATGCCATGATGCATTCCCTTGCCGCCCAGGTGAGTCATTACAGTAAGTACATTCAGGATGAGCCTGGCTGGGTTTACGCTGGTGTCTATGCAGATGAAGCTATGACTGGCACAAAGAATAACCGACCTGAACTAAGGCGACTTCTCGAGGATTGTAAGGCCGGTAGTATTGACCTTGTCATAATTAAAAGCGCCTCTCGGCTTGCACGCAACACGGTGGACCTACTTACGATCATCAGAGCACTTAAAGACATCGGTGTAGGCGTCTTCTTTGAAGAGCAAAATATCAATACACTAAGTGACGATGGTGAACTTATGCTGACCATTTTTGCAGCTTATGCTGAGGCTGAAAGTTATTCTGTGAGCGAAAACTGTAAATGGCGGATTCGAAAGAAATTCGAAAAAGGCGAACTGGCTGGCCTACGGTTTATGTATGGATACCGGATTTCAAATGGCAATGTCGAGATTGATCCGGAAAAAGCCGACACAGTGCGTATGATTTTTGATGATTACATTAATGGCATGGGTGGCGGCACGATCGCGAAGAAACTGACGAAAATGGGCATCTCCCCTCTTCGCAGTGATAAGTGGACCGCTGACAGTGTCATAGCGATCATCAAAAACGAAAAATACACGGGGCATGCCGTGCTAATGAAAAAGTTTGTGAAAGACCATTTGGAAAAAAAGTTAGTGCTCAATAAAGGAGAACGACCAAAGTACCACGCTCGGGATACTCACCCAGCTATTATCGATGAAGCCACTTTTGAAATGGCTAAAGAAATACTCGATATGAGGCGCAGTCTTTCAAAGGTGATCACTGGTAACCGTAATCGCTACCCCTTTAGCGGCATGATCGTCTGTGGCCACTGCGGTAAAAATTACAAAAGAAAAGCACTCCGTGGCAGCGTAGTCTGGAAATGCTCAACCTATTTGAATAAGGGTAAAGACGTCTGCCCTGCTCGGCAAATACCAGACTCCGTGCTCTACGAAATGAGCGCTGAGGTCTTAAACCAAGCGGACTTTGACGAGGATCTCTTCAAAGAAAAAATAACTAAGATCTTGATCCAAGAAGATCATACCTTAGTCTTTATCTTCCGGGATGGCCATAAGGTAGAGAAGATCTGGCACAAAAAATCCCGGAGCGAAAGCTGGACAAGCCAGATGCGTGAAGCTGCGCGCTTAAAAGCAAGGAGGCATTAACATGGCTTCGAGTGTCATCATATACCCTGCAACAATTCATAAGAATACTGCAAATCCTTTGAACAGCCCATCTAAAAGACGAACCGCAGCATATGCCAGGGTCTCCACTGACAGCGATGAACAGCTCAACTCTTATCAAGCCCAAGTGGATTACTACACTGAATACATTGATAAGCGACCAGATCTTGATTTTATCGGCATTTATACTGATGAAGGTATCAGTGGTGTTAGTACAAAAGGTAGAGCAGGATTTAACAGAATGGTGGATGATGCCATCGCAGGTAAGATCGATCTCATCATCACTAAATCCATTAGTCGATTTGCGAGAAACACCGTCGATAGCCTTACTACGATACGTAAACTAAAGGATAAAGGTGTTGAGGTATACTTCGAAAAAGAAAACATTTATACCTTTGATAGTAAGGGCGAGCTGCTTATCACGCTGATGGCGTCAATCGCGCAGGAAGAAAGTAGGTCAATCTCCGAAAACGTGGCATGGGGCCACCGCAAGCGTTTCGCCGATGGTAAAGTCACTATGCCTTATAAGCATTTCCTCGGCTATGAAAAAGGTGAAGACGGTACACCTAAAATTGTAGAAAGCCAGGCGCAGGTAGTTCGGCTAATCTACCGCTTATTTATAGAAGGAAAAACGTGTTCCTACATTGCTCGCCACCTGACTGCTAAAGAGATCCTCTCCCCTGCAGGCAAGAAAAGATGGCAAGTTGGAACGGTTGAGTCCATCTTAACCAATGAGAAATATTCTGGCGATGCCATACTTCAGAAAAAAATAACGGTGGACTTTCTTACCAAAAAAGTCAAAATCAATGAAGGTGAAGCCCCACGATACTACGTCCAGAACAGCCACCCTGCCATCATCTCACCAGATGAGTTTGAAGCGGTTCAGGTTGAACTCCAGAGGCGAAAAAAGCTCGGCAGGCCAAATGGCTGTCAGAACCCACTTTCTGCTAAGCTTGTCTGTAGTGAATGTGGTGGGTACTACGGCCCTAAGGTATGGGCCTCAAATACCAAGCACCGTAAGGTCATCTGGCAGTGTAACGACAAGTATAAAGGGGTAGACAGATGCACTACCCCGTATGTCACAGAAGATGAAGTTAAAGAGAAATTTGTAACGGCCTTTAACAACCTCTTCGGTGTTAAGGAAGAGCTTATCAAGAACTGTGAAATCGCAATTGAACTTCTCGCCGATAACACCAAGATCGACGAGGAAATTGATAAGCTTCACGATGAGATTGCAGCCATCGTCGAGGAATCGAATAAAGCGGTTTATGAAAATGCTCATAAAGCCATGAGTCAAGTCGAGTGGGAAAAGCAGCATGAGGCTTACGTAGCGCGGCATGAGAAGGCGACTAAGAGGGTTACGGCACTAGAAGAAATGAAAAGTGAGAGGCAAAGCCGGAGCCATACCCTTAAAGGGTTTATTAGGGATGTTGAAGGTTGTGAAAGGGTACTTGATGAGTTTGATGAGAGGCTCTGGACTCTTATACTTGAGAAGGTGGTGGTAAAGGAGGATGGGGGCTTGAGGTTTTGTTTTAAGGATGGGACGGAGGTTGAGGGGTAGAAAAAAAGCCATTAGCTCAACATATTGACCGGCGTGCAAATGACGCTTCGTACGGGCGGAAATAACAGTTTATTCCATCAAGTGATCAACTCGTTTTATAAAGTAACTTACCAGTCTATTTTATAAGTGTATCCCCCCATACAATGTGTATAATAATAGTATTAAGAAAACAAAATAATTTCTTTGGAGGTTTT